GGGCTGCCCTAGGCGATGGCTTTACTGTAGGCATAGACGGTTCAGAAAACGCAGAGTTCTGGAATTTTGAAAACACTAACATGCTTTTTGCAACCAACGGCTCAGAACGCATGCGCATAGACTCCAGCGGCAACGTGGGTATTGGTGTAGTGCCTAGTGCGGCTTACAAGATGCAGGTTAATGTTGCCACAAACACTGTATCGACAGGCAGCCCTGCCGCTTCAAGTCTGTTCAATATTGCAGGTGGAACGACAACCGTTGGTGATGGCGTGTCTTTACAACTAACAAATACCTCCGGAGCAAAAGAAACTGGATGGCGTATCTCCGCTGTAACTGCTTCTGGAAACAATGGCGACTTAGTCTTCAATGGGTATGCTGGTGGTGCTGATTATCCAGAACGCATGCGCATAGGCGCCCAAGGAATGATTACAGCAACTTCTTCTGTGAATGACAATTATGGTTTACTAATAAAAAATACCAATTCTACCAGACCTTATGGCTTAGGGATTGCTTTAACTAACGGCACTAGCAACAATACGCAAGCACTAATAGTTGCTGAGTCTTCTAATGCCACTAAATTTATTGTTTATACTAATGGCAATGTAGGTAGTGCCACCAGTAGCTACGGTGGTATTTCAGACCTAAAATTAAAAGAAAACATTGTTGATGCAGGTTCTCAGTGGGATGACTTAAAAGCATTACGTGTTCGCAAATACAGTTTCAAAGAAGAAAATTCATCTGAACCAACTCAAATTGGTGTTATTGCACAAGAAGTTGAGGCAGCGGGAATGGCTGGTTTGGTTTATGAAACTCCTGACCAAATTGAAGCTGACGATGGGAGCATTGAAGATACTGAAGAAGTTACAAAAAGCATGAAATACAGCGTTCTTTACATGAAGGCTATTAAAGCACTGCAAGAAGCTATGACACGCATTGAAACCCTAGAAGCTAAAGTACAAACACTTGAGAACAACTAATGACCGCAACAAACACATGGACAATTTCACAATGCGACAGAGAACACGGTGCTTTGCCGGTTGGATCTGAGTAAATTGCTATCGCCTATTAATAGTACTGATGCTAATATTACTTGCTCAAAACTAGGAGAGTTTAATGGATAACCAAGACGGGAAACCGACAATTACAATCGATGACGTTAGCTACGAGATCGAATCTTTGACGGACAAAAGTAAAGAGCTTTTGGCTTTACATCAAGAAGCTCAGCAGGACATGTTAGCTGCTAGACGAAAGGCAACTATTTCTGAAGTGGCAGTTCAATCACTCGCTAATATGGTTTCGGCATCGGTCAAGGAAGAGGCAGCAGTAGATGTCGATCCCATCGCAGAGTGACGCAAGGTACACAGAAGCAACTCAGCGCTTGGCCTCTCATGAGGCCATGTGCGAAGAGCGGTCGAAGACCATTTTTAACCGTCTCGAAAAGATAGAAGCTGCACTGCTACAGCTAAATAAAAATATGTTTATTGCAGCGATGGCTCTGGTTAGCGGGATGGCAGGGGTGATCTGGGCTTTATTAATGAGGTGATAGATGGCTTACTTTAAACGCGACCGTTTCTCAGGCATAGCACCTGGAGTAGCCCCGCGCTTGATAGCCGATCAGTTCGGTCAAATAGCTCAGAACATAGACTTTGAGTCTGGCAGGTTAACTCCAACAAAGACCAACACAGACACTTACACATTGCAGAACGGCGCTCGCCGCTCTATTTATTACTACCGCGACACTAACTGGCTGGAGTGGTCAGAAGACGGCGTTGATGTAGTAGCTGGGCCGATACCCAATGACACCAATGAGCGGTTGTACTTTACAGGCGACGACTACCCCCGCGTAGGTACAGTAGCTTCTATGGTTTCGGGCAGCAGCGGTTACCCCGTAACAACATATCGTTTAGGTGTACCTGCGCCCAGTAACGCTCCTACGATTGCTCAAAGCGGTACGGTTACCGCAACCGAAACACCTGAGACTAGGGCGTATGTTTACACTTTAGTCACTAGCTTAGGTGAAGAGGGGCCACCTAGTTTAGCCAGCACCACTTTGGATGTGACCAGCACAGAGACAGTGACTGTTTCTATGCCCACGGGTAATAACCCAAGTGGTAATTACTTTTTTAGCTCAACAGCTAAGAAGCGCATATACAGATCAAACACTGGTTCTCAGTTCACTGACTTTCAGTTTGTAGCGGAGGTTGCTTTTGCTACAACTTCGTATGCAGACACTGTTAAGTCCTCCGCGCTAAGTGAGGTCTTACCGTCTGGCAGTTGGATTGGCCCCCCAGATGACAACACCAGCTTGTACCCAGACGGCCCGATGCTTGGGCTAACTGCTGTGGGCAACGGTGTGATGGCAGGGTTCTCTGGTAAGCGGTTTTGTCTATCTGAGCCATACCTGCCACACGCTTGGCCTATCGACTACCGCATTACGCTTGAAGAAGACATTGTAGACATTGCCGCCACAGGCAACGGAGTCGTGGCGCTGACTGACGGTACGCCATACTTTATAACTGGCACTGACCCAGCAGCTCTGACACCAATAAGAATTGACCTAGCACAAGCCTGCGTTAACAAAAACTCGGTTGTGGACATGGGCGAGTTTGTTTTGTATGCAGCGCCTGATGGGTTGGTTGCAGTGTCAGGGTCTACAGGAGAGGTGGTTTCTCGTGGTCTAATTTCCGTTGATCAGTGGTCTACTAGCTTTCATCCCACTCTTATAAGGGCATTTAGACATGAAGGCACTTACGTCGCGTTCTATAACAATGGCGGTTCTCTAGGGGGCTGGGTCTATGATCCAAGGGCCAGTGAAGCTTCGTTCTCGACCATAACTTTGTCCGCAGAAGTGCGCGGCGGTTTTGAAGACCCAAAGTCAGGTCAGCTGTTTGTTATAGAAGGTAACAAGATCCGCAAGTACAGAGGCGGGGCTTCTAACAATACGCTCACATTTAAGACAAAGAAGTTTGTTACGCCAGCTCCTGTTTCAATGGCTTGGGTTTCTGTTCACGCTGAAGCGTATCCAGTGACTGTAAAGGTCTACGGCGACGGGGCATTGATTTCTAATTACACATTGTCTGAGTCATCAGGCGTTTACACACAAGCTACAACTACGCCTTCTGGTATTAGCAACGGTACTTTGCGTGAGCCGATAATGCGGTTACCTTCGGCAGTTGCTTCTGAATGGGAAGTTGAGGTAAGTGGCGCGGTGTCCATTAACGAGATCTGTTTGGCCCAGAGCATGGACGAGATCCGTGGGCAGTAATAGCAACATAAGAACAAACGACCCAACTAAAGTACCTGCGTTTCCAAAGGTTCCTGCAAGTGCGTCACCTGAGATGCGCCGATATTTAGAAACACTTGAACAGGTCACCAACATTCGGCTGGGTAGGCGGGGCGATCCTCGTGACCGGGCTGTTACTTTACGGGAACTAATAGACAGTGGCCTTGCCCAAGAACTAAGGTCTAATCCCTTTGACCCAAACAGGTCAGGCAACGTAGGTTTTGTACAACCGGGCGGCAGGCTTCCAGATTTAGCTGTGCCACCAGCGCCTACAGGTTTTCAAGCTAACGGTGCCTACAGTCAGATAAACTTGGGGTGGGATTACCCAGCTTACTCAAACCATTCACACACTGAGGTTCACAGCCACACTAGTGATTCTATTGGTGATGCCACATTACTTGGAATTCAGTCAGGGCGTATATTTGTAGACCCAGTTGGCTCCGGTGCGACAAGGTATTACTGGGTTCGGCACGTAAACACGGACAGTATTGCTGGGCCTTTTAACGCAGCGGCGGGGACGGCGGCTTCAACTGCTCCTGATGTAAATCATTTGCTGGGAGTATTAACCGGCGCGATCACAGATAGCCAATTATCGCAAAGTCTAAGCTCAGATATTACTGGTGTTGCAACTGCTGCGGCGGCAGCGGCGTCTGATGCGGCTGAGGCAATAGCTGCAAAGACAGCGGCTCTGTTAGCCCAAAGTAATGCCGAAACTGCTAAAGATAATGCCGAAATCGCAGAAACAAATGCCGACACAAGTCGCGCTTCTGCAAGCACTTCTGCGGGTCAAAGTGCTGCCTCTGCGACAAGTGCTGCTGGATCGGCGGCAACTGCATCTGCTCAAGCTGTACTTGCAACTACTGCGAAAAATAATGCTGGCGCGAGCGCTGGAGCCGCTGCCACAAGCGCGAGTAACGCAAGTTCTTTCGCGGATGATTCTGAAGCTTCGGCGACTGCAAGCGAAGTATCGAGAGTTGCGGCAGACACAGCGAAAGCTGGTGCCGTAGCTAGCGCCGCAGCTTCCTCTCAAAGTGAAAGCAATGCGAGCGCATCTGAAACTGCGTCAGGTAATTCTGCTGCTGCTTCAGAATCAGCAAAAACTGCCGCTGAGTCCGCGAAAGCCGCCGCTTCAGCATTTAGTGTAAGTGCTGCGAGTTCCGCAACATCTGCCAGTGGTTCTGCGACGGCGGCGGCGTCTACAGTCAACGGGTTGACTGCTAGATTGAACAACACAGGCGGCACTGGAGTGACTGTTGAGCAAGCATACTCAGCTAACGCCAGTGACATTGGTGACCTAGAAGGGCAGTACACGGTTAAGATTGACGCGAATGGCGCTGTTGCAGGTTTTGGTTTAGCAAATACTACAACATCTTTAGGGGTTAACGAGTCTGAGTTCATAGTCAACGCAGATCGCTTTGCGCTTATGAGAGGTGCAACTAGCAGTGCTACTGCAACAGTACCTTTTGTCGTGCAGGCCAGCGCTACTACACTGAATGGTGAGTCAGTTCCCGCCGGTGTTTACATGGCTGATGCGTTCATTAAGAACGGGTCAATTGCCAACGCAAAAATAGGCGCGTTGAATGCGGATAAAATCACAGCAGGTTCTATTGCGGCTGCGCGTATAGCCGCCAACACTATTGATGCCTCTAAGCTGAGACTAGACAACTCGACCATTGCTTCACAGAACATTAACGGCATCCCCACGGTCATTATCAAAGACCTTGGTGTTGGTAACGCAAAGATTCAAAACCTAGCGGTCTCGACACTTAAAATTCAAGACCAAGCGGTGACGTTCCCCAACGCTATAACGACAAGTGCCAATATTGCAATCGCTAGTAGCAGTAACAACACGACCTTTAGCACAATCCAAACTTTGACGGGGACGTATAGTGGTGCTCCGGTCTTAATATCTGGCAGCTTTGCTGTTAGATCTCACAATGACCAGGCGTTAATGCGGTTCCGTTTGCGCCGAGGATCGACCGTGTTGTTTACCTCTCAGTCAAAAGCAGTCCGACCTACTCCAGACCTTTTTATCATTCCTTTTAACTTTTTAGATACGAACACCTCTAGTGGATCTCGGACATACACGCTCCAAGCCTACGTTCAGGATGAATATGGTAATTACGCTGATCGGACTATCTCTACTCTAGAGGTGAAGAAATGATCAATCGGGCAATTGTTGATGACGCGACTGGAATAATTATTGGTACTGGCATATGTCAGGATTGCGATTTTAATTTGGTTCCACAAGGCACGACTGCGTATGTGAACACGGGCGACTGGAGTGACGCCACACACAAACTCGTCGATGGGGAGTTTGTGGAAATAGTTCAGACAGACGCAGAAGCTTTAGCTGAGATGTGGTTTTCTGTTCGCACTATAAGAGATGGTCGATTAAAAATGAGCGACTGGACACAGGTTACAGATTCACCGCTTACCGCAGAACAAAGAAGTGCTTGGCAGATGTA